TTCAGTTCCTACTGCTACACCATTTTTATATATTCTCGCATAAGCATTTAAACTTTCTCCAGCTAACCTAAATTCAAACTTAACTCTTACTATTCCATCTCCTTCATTCATCGTAATATCCTTATATTTTGTATAAGTTAAATCTGATGAATTTCTAGTAGTATCAGCACTATCCCGTAGATTATCACTAGCAATAGTTTCCGTTGCTCCTAATGCACTGTCTACATACGCTTTTCTGACTGCTTGATTATCTGTTGTAGGGTTACTGGCTGGGAGTATAGGAATACTTGTAAAAGTCTTAATATCAGCGATTGTCTGAGCGGTAGTAAGTAGAACGACTGTTGTTTTATCAATAGCACCAAACAAACTATTCTCCTTAACTTTAGGACTATCTAATCCGTTATGGGTATGTAATTCTACGTTTAATAATGGATTTTCTATACTCATAAAATTCTTGTTTCAAATAATTCTGCTTCATCGTTTAGAACGATTTTAACTTGTAAGTTCTCTACCTCAATAGGCTGGTCTATTCTCTTAGACTGTGAAGCTCCCTCTACTGCGAAAGACATAAAAGCTGTGTTATCGGTTGAGGTTGTGCTTTCAGTTACTCCATCTACTACGTTAAGCCAACTTCCATTCTGAGCAGTACGGTAATAGACTTTAACACTGTCCCCAGAAGCCATTGGTTTGGATAACTGGACTGACCATTTATTCAAGGTTCGTTTATCTAAAGAACCTGCTACTCTTGAAAAATCACTCACAAGGTATGCAAGGTCGCTTGTATAGCGTGCAGAACCAATATCATCTGTTCCGTACGCTGAACCGTTTTCATCATACCAACTCACTAATAAGTTTGGGTTTGACCCGCCTATCGGTATTAACGCCCCGATATAAACTGCTTTAGTTGCAGTCTGTCCGTACTCTCCTGGCGAGATAGTGTATTCATAATTTAAAGCACTTGTCTTAGGGTTTAAACTCCATACTCCAAGTATCGGTACGGCGACTGAACCACCATTATAAGAAACTCCAAAATATATAAGCCCGTCTTTATAACAAATTGCATTTCTATAAACATTTAAAGGAAAACTAGATAAATCAGCTAAAGTATATGGTAGTTCGGCTATCTTTTGAGTAGATGTTCCATTAGAAACATACCAAGTACCTTTTGTTCCACCTTGTATGTACAAGAGATTATCAACAACAATCATATTAGCTATACTCTCATCTCTCATTGTTATTATGTTGTCGTAAGTAGTTGATGACCTATCCCAAAAGAAAAGTACACTTTCCATTGCGTTACCGTTTTTACTTGTTCCTATTACAAGTTTCTCTCCTAATTCTTCTAAGTAGACTATTGTATAACCCTCTGGTAATTTAAAGGCCGCCTTAACAACTGTGTAAGTAGCTCCTGTAGCTGGTACAAAGTTAGTATCTTCTGTAATAGTATCAATTACATTATTAGCTCCTAAATAAAGTTTATCGTCATTCTTAGAGTGTAGAGTTGGATGTGGATTTGAACCACTGTCTGTTATATCACTTGCACTCCAACTTGTGTCGCAACTGTTATCACTTATTTTATACCAATCTATTGTTCCACCCTCTATAATTGCTACATAAGATTTCCAGTATTCCATTCCGTCTATTCCACGATCAGTGTGGGCTGTAAGTTCTGCCCAAGTTCCATTCCTTTTAAAAACATAATTACCTACTTCTTTTGTATAACCCCAAATATTTCCTGTACTATCTTTAACCATTTTTTCCATTAAATCATCTACTGTTGCTCCACCCTCTGAAGTTAAAGCCCTATGAGGGTAAGCTACACCAGGCTTATCTGTTATATTCAAATTACGTATCTCCTCAAATCCAAGATATGAGGAAGGGGCAATTCCTTTTTGTGGGTTGTTGACGATTATTGGTTTAAGTTCTGCCATATTATCTAAAATTTATTGGTTGCATAGTCATTCCATTCCATTCATCTTTATTTCTCATACCAAAGAACTTCTTAATAGCTTTCTCATCTGCTTGTAATAGTTGAGCTATATTACCCATTTGTGGTAGTTTCTTTTCAACTAAAAAAGGCAGACTTGCATGTCTGGCTAAATAAGTATGATGAATTGATGGAATACCAGGGCTACCTGAAACTTTTAAGAATTTATGATTACCTGAACCAGCTGATGATGTATTAACTGCCGTACCTCCGATTGTAAGTGAAACCTGAAAGGTATCTGTCGCTTTATTAATAACATAGTAGACAACTGTATCTGCTGTAAGTCCTGTTGGTAAAGCTCCATCTGTTTCAGGGATAACTGCATCTCCATTAGAAAGTCCATGAGCTACTGCTGTTACCACACCAGGAGAAGCGTTAGAGATTGTACAACTAACAAAAGTATATTGTGAAGCTGGTCGGTCAAAGTATATTTTAAGCCCATCAGTCTTATCATAATTAGGAGCTGGTTTTATGTCTATATACTTGCCTATTTTAAGATAATCTTGTGGGATTCCATTATCACTATAATATTCATCATAAGCTTCGCCTATATTACTTAACTTTTCAGGATATATTATAAAAACATTTCCATCATTATCAGTTACCTCTACTCTTAAAAAATTAAGAAGCTCTGATGTAAGGTCATCAAGAGCATAACGAGAAGTACCATCAACAAGATTAATAATTTCAATAGGAGCGTCTGATTTATTAGAGTCTTCAAACTCATAATTACCTAAAGCAAAGTAATCATAAATACCTTGATTAACTCTAACTACTCTGTCGTAATTAGGATAATTAGCAATATTCGCACCTGTAATGCGAGTAATCTCTTCTGATATTCCGTTACGTTCTATTGGATTTGAAAAATTCATATATTTTTTTTAAAATATTTTCGTACCTATGTGACCTACTTCAATCTTTGGGTCACACCATACTCTAAAACCTGCTTTCCTTACTTGCTTACAAAACACCCAGTCCTCTCCTTGTATGGTATAACCTGTTTCGTGACTTTCAAAAGCAAACCAAGGTTTATCTATTAATTGAAGTATCTTTGTATTTATAAGCATTACTCCAGTACCTACTGCTTCACATTTAAATATTTCCTTTGGTAAATCTGGATTATCAATGTGTGTCTTATCTAAAGGTAAATATGTGTCCTTTTTATCATTTCTAGGCTTATAAGCTACTCCTACTACATCTTTCTTATGAGCGAGTAAGCGTTCAAGTGTATCTGGTGGGAATATCATATCGTCATCTACCATTAAGATATAATCACAATTCTCTTTAATAGCTTGAATAGCCATAAAGTTTCGGTTCTCTGCTATGTGATAGCCTTGTGTAGCGATTATAATTTCTTTCTCACAAGGTACATTTAACTCTAACAAAGATTTTACTGTCTCTGGTCTAAATCCTCTATTTGATAGTGAACTAATTGCTATTTTCATAGTTTTAAAATTCTAGGTCACCCAAATGCTTTATCCCAAGTGAGGGATCACACCATACCTTAATTCCTAACTTCTGGGCTTGTAAATAAAATCCACTATCTTCTGTAACGACACGATTGCCTTCTCCGTCTTGTTCCATTTTAAAATAAGGCTTCTTTAACTTGTCAAACACTGACATTTTAACGAGTAACATTCCACCACCTGTTGCACCTACTTCAAAGATTTTATTAGGTATCTTATCAATCTTCGCTTCCTCTATCTTAGCAGTCCAATCTCCATCTTCTTTTAAGAATTTAACCATTGGCTCTATTGGTAGATAACGGTAATTATACATAGCCCCTATAATATATTTATCATACGATAATAATTTCGTTACTACATTAGGGTCAAACTTCATATCGTGGTCTACAAAAAAGATGTGTGAGCAAAGACAATTCTGAGCTACCTCTACTTCCTTTGCCTTATTCTCTGCTATATAACCTCCAAAACGGAAGATAGGTAGAAAATCTATACTCTTATTCAGTCTTATTGTCTCAATGATTGATAGAGCTGTTTTTGTTTTTAGTGTTCCTTGAGTGGAACAAGCTATTGCTATTTTTATCATATTATCTTCACGCCATACTTGGATTAATCGGCGTGAACTGATTATCCAAGTAGGAATAATAATTAAATTATTTAGTTAACATTTATGTCATATACTAACGTAACCAAACCTGTTGGTGTGTTGATACCATAATCAACTCTTGAAACTACTCCGATACCAGATACTGGACCGTAAGTAGTAACGCCTGAAGCAGGGTCATCATTTACTTGAACCTTACCAAAGGTTGTGCTTAATAAGCCTAATTGCATTATTTTCTTAACACCACCCATTAAATGTTCAGCAGTGTGTCCGTTAGAAATATAATGGTCTATTCCGAAGAAGTGATAACCATTTTTAATTCCATTCTTTAATGCTTTATCAGCTAACACAAAACCATTAGCTTGTGCGAAAGCTTCAAGTTTTTCCATATCAGAATATCGCCATACGATAAATAGACCATTGCGGTTTGCAATAGCCTGTCCGTTGGCTTCACCAATTACACGTTTAAGACCACGCATGATGTCATCAATATTTGTGGTAGAAACAGTAATCTTGTCAGTTGCTCCAGATGTGATTTCTCCACCAGAAAGACCTAAGTCAGTCCAGCCAGCATATCCACCTAAAACAACAGCTTCTAATGCTTCGTTAATTAAAGAACCTTGTCTTTCTGCAATTTCCATTTGAGATGCTAACTTCATTTGTGATAAATCAGCTCTGTCAATGAAAACTGGTACGATTTGTTGCTGATTAATAAGCAACTGGTCATTTGTAAGGGTAAATTCTGAGAAACCATATGAACAACCACGAGTTCCTGCTTGAGCAGAAAACTCTGTTGACATATAAGGACTATTAATTCCGTAAATTTCTGAAAGAATAACCTTACAAACTTCCTTGTAAATAATCGGCTCGTCTAAACGCTCTTGTAACTTTGTTTCCCATTCTTGTGGGTAAACGCCAGTTATATTCGGATTTGAACCAGCCGTAGTATAAGTATTTGGGATTGCGATATAATCATTTTTAATAGTTTATACCAACAACTTGAGTATGTAATATTGGAGTTATCTTTTCATTCCTCTTCCACAATAATTATCTGTTAATTTATGGCATTCTTCACAAAGAGTAATACCATTATTAATTTCAAAATAACACACTCAAATTGTTTAAAGAACAAACTACTAAAGTCAATTAGTAAATAATTGACAAGATTAATTAAAACATTTTATTGCTACTTTCTTCTTTAATTTTAGCATTTAAGACATCTCTCTTTAAATCTTTAGGAACTTCATCAAAAGGTTTGTCAGCCCAATAATCAACAGCTTTGTTATTAGTACCTACTGAACGCTTATTGTTAGTTGGGATAGCATTTTTAATCCTTTTGGCTTCCTTTAAGTCTTTAAGGTCATTTTTAAAATGTTTGTTACTGATTAAATCATCTAAAGATTTACCACTAGATACATAATCATCAACTAAAGCCATTTCTTTTTCATTTCCTAAATCCACTCCTAAGATTTTATTTATAAAAGTCTTTTGTCCGTAATCAATCTCGTCTTTTTTGCCGTCTGGCTTCTTCTTAACGACTGGTTTGAATGTTTTAGAGTCTATCAAGCCTGCATCTACAAGCTGATCTCTATATTTTGCTTTCTTATCAATCGCTTTTGAAAGTTCTTTTTGTTGTTCAGCTGATGAAGAAAAATGTTTATCGGCTATGCTATCTATTAAATCACCTTGAGTTTCAGCATCTAATCCGTAATCTTCAGTAACTGTTGCCTTAACCTCATCTAAGGTAGGCTGTTTGACATCTGTCATATTTTCACGCTATTAATAAAACTTCTGCTTTATTAACAACAATTATTAAATTAATATCCTATTCCATAGTAACCACCAACGTCTCCGCCAGCGTCTTCTCTGTAAAATTCAACTACAGTGAAGTCATCTGGATAAACTAATGCTGTTGATGTAGCTGCCTGTAAATCCCAACCAGCTCCTGCTGCTAAAGTAAATGTAGCTCCTGCAGTAGTTGTAGAATTTCTAATATAAATTCTTCGCATGTCCCCTTGTTCTGGAACTATACCCCACATTGTAGAGGTAGCTGGAAGCGTCAATGTTATGCCAGTTACATTAGGAGTGAATTCAATTATATTTTCTTCATCAAAGTCAGATGCTAATAATGTTGCAGAGGTATCGTCTGTAGAGGTAGCTCTTGTCTTACCACCTTGAGAAAATGCTCCATGAACAAATAATTCACCATAAATATCTGGACCAGGAAAAGCACCTAAATCTTGCATTTGTTCTACTGATGTAGCTTCAATTTTATCTCCAGTCCAATCACCTTCTATTACTACACTTCCTGTACCACTAAAAGCATAAACTCCTAATGATAAGGCGAATACTCCAATTATCCCAATAGCTATTCTGTGGGACAATAATTTAATTTTAAGTTTTTTTATTGTAGTTTTCATATTATTTCTTTCCTTTCTTTTTATCTCCTTTTGACGACCTTTTTTTATTCTCATCTACCTTTGGTTCAGGAGCAACCTTTGGTTTCTTGCCATAAATTTTATCTTTCAAAGATTTCATTTTTGGAATCATACAATTAAATTAGTTAATTATTTGGATTATGTTTTGTCTTAATTTGTGCCCATAAAGTAACTCCATTACCAGCTCTTGATTGAAAAGCTAAACATTCAGCATTTAATTCTTCTAAGATAATCTGTCTAGCAGTTCCAGCTACTAATTCAGACCAAGGTATTGTTGTTGTCCCTGTTCCTAAAGAAGTAATAGCGGTTGCATTTCTAATGTAATTTCCAGCATCAAACCAATTTATTTGGTCAGTTGTAACTACATCAGCAAAGATAGTTGAGGTTGTAGCTGTATCACAGTAAGTATCACTTGATGCTAAAATACTAAAATTAGCAAAGTTATCAGGTGTTGTTGAAGAATTTTTAGCTAAAATAGTGATAACAGCTTCGTCAGCCCAAGTACCTATTCTTATTATGTCGGTACTTGTTGCTGTATCATCATATAATCTTCCAGTAGTAGAAGTACCTGTTTTAGTACCAATTAAATCAACTGGAAAACTTGATAATACAGGGTCAGCTCCTAGATTAACTTGTTGCTCTACTAAAAAGACTTCTCCATTATCTGTTTGATAGACTGCTTCGCCTCCAGGATTTACCCTTTCAGCTCTTTGTTGAGCATAGATTGCTCCACCTACAATTAGTAATGCTATTAAGCTAACTAATATAGGTTTAAAATGTTTTTTCATATTTTTATATTAATTATTAACTACCAGGATTAGGTTCTTCCTTTTCAGGTTCTACCTCTTTTACATTTAATTTTTCCATCTCTGTAAAAGCTAACTCTAAAGCCCGAGTTCCTTCTACAATCGCTCTTACCTTTTCACCTATTTCTTCATTGTTTATTTTAAGGTCTTGACCTGTTGAGTTCATCATAATTCCATACACCCAATTCTTACGAGGATTTGATGGCTCATCTTTATTAATAACTCCAGCTCCATAGATGTCATTAAGTAAAAACTTCTTAACTGCTTCTACAAGATAAGGATTAGAGATAAACTCTTTTAATGCTTCTTCTTCTTTTACATTTAAAATTTCCATATTATTGTGTTAATTGATTAATAGGTAATTCTTGTGTTGATTGTACTGGTTGTTGTAGCTCCTCTTGTGGTAGTGTTGGCTGTGTGAATCCGGAGAAGTCTACTGGACTAAGACCTGCTCCTTCAATAATCTGATTGAAGAGTTTAGCCATAGGAGGATTGCTTAAAATACTCTCACCTGTTTGAGGATTGACTGACTGAATGACTTGTTTAAAGACGTTAACCAATTTATCTGTATAAGCTCCCATATCCTTTTGCTTGTTACTGATATTTACCTTAACTGCTAGTGGGACTTTCTTAAACTCGTCTTTTAAGATTTCAATGAATTTCTTATTATCCTTCATGAACTCATCTTTGAATAACTGTTTAAATCCTTCCATTTCTTCAGGCTCTACTATATTTCCACCTAAAATCTTCTCTTTAATCTTGTCATTGGTTGCTTTAATAGCCATACTCTCAGCTATTCGTTGCATATCATCTAACTCAATCGTTGATAAGAACTTAATACCCTTAGTAATTTCTTTCATCATGTAAGGAATAAACCAATCACGATACATTTCTTCAATAAACTTAGCATGTTTACCTATACGATAATTATGTAACGAATGAGATTCTGCTGATTGAAACTCTACTGACTTAAAAGGAGTATTAGCCTTAGGTTGTTCACCCATAATAGCCTCTTGTGCCGCACCTGTACTTCTTGCGTGTGCTTCTAGTTCTTCATCCCACTTATCAAATAAAGCTATATTACGAGGGTATGTATCTACTTGCCCTATCTTCTTACCGTCTGCTACCTGAACAATCTCTAGGTTCTTCATTCCTCTAAGACCACCAGGATGATTTAGTTTAACCTGGTCATCATCTGTTTGAATGATAATCTTTGAGGCGGCGTCTAAAAGGTTCTTCTTCTGTATCTGACTATAATTAATCCATACTTGTGATTCAAATAATTCTTCTACTCCTCCACGTCCTAAAGCTCTGTTATATATTTTATCTCGTTTATTTAGTTTAAAAATGTCTTTCTTTTGTTCTCCTTTAAAAAGAGTTATTCCATTTCTCTTGCCTTCTGCATCTTTATAAAAAGCTACTATCTGTATTTGTTTAACATATTCCTTTTCTTCTCTACTGTCTGTTAAATAAGATTTAGGTAATACTCCGTGTACCTCATAAACCTTAATATCTTTACCGATTATATCTCCCTTATCTGCTCCTGCTAAATCTATTAGTTCATCTACATTCTCCCAACCTTTTTCTTCCATATCTTTAAGCTCATCAGGAGAGTATAAATGTAATATACCGAATGGACTTGATAATATATCGTTCTGATTACAAAAAGCTATATCCTGCATGTGAATAATATCTGGTTTAGCTTCGCCTATATCTTTAATTAAGACTCCACCTATATCAATCATTTCTTCTTTCTCATCATCTAAGAAAGTATCAATATCATTCTCTACTACAAATACGTCATCATGATACTTTTTAACAAGAAAAGACATAAAGTAGAGTTCTGGGTCATCTACATATAGGTTAATATCTTTAACATCTATATCCTCAGCTCTATATTCTAGGTTTAAGATAGGTAGCACAATATTCTTTACAGGTTTGTCGTCATGATTACCTGTCTTTAATCTTCCATTCTTATAAAAGATTGATGTTTGAATATGGTCTTTCATTCCCCATAGCCAATTATCAACAATATCAACTGGCATTTGATATTTAGTCTCTTCTTGTGTTATGTAGTCAAAGATATTACTTGGTTGGGGCATTTATTTTAAAAATAACATTATATTCTTAGCCATAATTTCTCTGATTGATAGCTTAGGATTAAATAATGTTTTTAATTTAGGAACATTTAAGTGTCTTGTTGTACTCTTATCTCCATACTTAACCTCTAAGATACCAGGGGAATTGATAAGCCCATTCATTTTAAGATTACCTAAAGCTTCAGCTAAAGTCTCACCTTCAGCTTTAATCTGTTCTCTGTTCTCGTCATAATAAGCACTACCTAAAGTGAGTATTACTTTGAATTTATCTTGCTGGATTTGGTTCTTCGGCATAGTTTCTTATTATTGGTAATTTATCTATGTACTCCTTACGAGTAATCATTGGTGCGAGTGATACCATTGCGTAGCGTACTGCATCCATACAGTCACTTAAATAATGGTCTGGGACTATTAAAATCTTACCTTCTCTATCTGTCTGCCATACGTAATTCCTGTAAGCCTTTATAAGATTAAGACTACGCTTAGTCATACTTATCCTTTGTGCCTGTACTACCTTAATACCCCAGTCTACGCTATCTCTGCCCTTAGTCGCTCCAGTGATGTTAACTCCATACTGACGTATCTCTTCAATACTTTTAGGCTCTGCACTATCTGCTACACATAAAGCTTTAGGTAAGTTCTTTAAAATATCAGCTATATCCTTGTTAAGATACTCTCTTTGAAAAGCTATCTCATCTAATATATATCCTTGATTGTATTTATATAAAGCAATTATAGCTGTGGGGTCTTGTGAGTAGCCAAAATCTATTCCATATCTCTCTAATCGTGCTTCATGAGGTATTTCGTCTATTATCTGCCAATCCTTATAAATCTTACCTTCTATCTCTCCTAACTGTCCTAATCCATATACGAGCCACCAATTCTTATTTTCTTTTCTTGATTCAATACTCTCTACAATTCTAGGATCTAGTGCGTTAAGACAATCAAGATAAGTAAGTGTAATAAAATCATGGTCTATCTTATCTTTAATATGTTCGTAATACCAAAATTCCGTTGAAGGGTTCCAATCAAGCCAAATAATCTCTTTAGTTCTTACCTCTAATTGGTCATAAATATTATGTGGAATATTATTAGCCTCGTTTATAAATAACACATCTCTTCTTGGTCCATGAGCCTTTCCTAACTTATCTACACTTATAAATTTAATAACACATCCAGTTTCAAAGGTATAAACATGCTTAGTTTCATTCCATCTATCATCTTTCCAATATTCTCTATCAATCATTATTCCTTTAAAATCTTTAATTGCTCCATCTTCTAAATGAGGATAGCTCTCTGACATAATATCAATCTTCTTATTTCTATTACTCTGAGCATAATCTATTAATATCATTAAGATTGAATATGTTTTACTCGCAGAAGTTCCACCACATACAGCTCTAATCCTCTTATCCAGTTTCAGTAGTTTCTTTGTCGCTATTGTTATCTCCGCCATTTGATTGTCCACCTAAAAGTGGTTTAGGATAAATTATTGCTACATTTGCCTTAACATCTTGAGGAATATTCCTTAAAACAATGGGTAAAGCTAACTTTTCTATATCTTCATCTTTCATATCTCTCATTCTCTTTAGTATCTTTCCCCAAGCTTTATTTAATACTAAAGCTTTAATGGCTTCATCAGCATGTGACTTCCTACCACTATTTTTATTTCCTTTTAGATTAGGATTTCCACCTGGTCTAGCCATATAATTTTAAAATAATTACTTTTGCTAATGTTAGCTATTTAGTGCTATCTAGCATAATATTTATTCAGTTCGGACAACTTCACAACCAATTCTTTTAACTCTAATGTTCCCAATTTGAATTTCTTGGCAGTTTTCTGTTCCTGTTGTGATTGTTTGGATGTCTTTTTGGACTTGTTCATTTATTCCAATAAGTTTGTAGTATTCTACTGTTTCACTAAGACCTACTGTTATTCCTTGTTTAAAGATAAACTGATTTGTATAAATTCCACATATAAAGACTATTAAAATTAAGATTGAATTTATAATGTTTGCTTTGTTAAAGTTTTTCTGTTCAAAAGGGTCTGGGGATAAAGTGTTGTTTTCTTTTGGCATAAAGTTTAAAAGTTATTAACAGTGTTATTTAAGGTAATGTTTATAGGGGTTGCAACTAAGTGGTAAGTATGATATACTTATTATAGATAAGGGGATAACCCTTACATAAGAAAAATATATGACTAACTATTATCAAAGTAAAATTAAAGATGCACTATATAAAGTAAAAACTGGTTATTGGACAATAGAACAAGCATTACAAGAAATTTTAATAATCTCTAACTAAAATATATGAAACTTACAAAAGGAAACTTAATTAATTATCTAGTAGATGTATTAGGTAATTCAGAAGAAGAAGCTAAAACAATCTCTA